ATGCTGGCGAAGCGGCAATCAAATACTTAGAAATTGAAAATCAACTGAAAGCCAAGGGCATCGCACTTACGGATCTAGATGCAGAAGCAATACGTCGCAAGATCGCGGAAGTTCAAAAACTCACCAAAGAACAAAAAGCAGCACAAGATCAAGCGAAACTTGTCGAACAGCAATTTGCAACAATCGGTGCCGGCATTGGCGATTTGTTGACAGGCGCTTTTGATAATTTGATTAACAAAACCAAAGATTGGAACGACGTTCTGCGCGATTCCTTGATGGCAGTTGGCCGTCTATTGATGATGGCTGGCTTGAACATGCTTGCTGGAACTGACGGCAAAGGCGTGTTGTCGTTCCTTGGCTTTGGCAGTGGTTTTGGCAAAAGAGCTGCTGGTGGCCCTGTAGCAGGCGGCAAACCTTACATCGTTGGTGAGCGCGGACCTGAGTTGTTCCTGCCCAGCACAGGCGGCAACGTCATGTCAAACAACGACCTGCGTTCTGCCATGGGTTCAAGCTCCGCTGCAGCAGGTGCGCCAGTGCTCAACATGAGCTTCCAGACCACCAACATCGGCGGCGTTGAGTACGTCAGCCGCGATCAGCTGGAACAAGCCATGGCAGCCACACGCCGTCAAGCCGCCAGCGACGGTGCAAAACGAGGGATGACAATGACATTGGATAAACTGCAGCAAAGCCCTGGCACCCGTAGCCGCGTGGGTCTCCGCTGATGACTGCTCAATTCCCAGGCATCAAACCATCCGAGCGCAGCTTCCGTCTGGGCCAGTTCCCTACAAAGGTGTACCGCGCCTTGTCTGGCGCCACGGTCAAGCGAGCGTTTGGCAACCGCGCCTACGGCTATGAACTGCAACTGACTTTTACTAACATCACTGACACAGCAGCATCCCAGCTGATCGACCATTACAACGGCACGTCAGGCGGCTTCAGTCGGTTCACCCTGCCCGCAGAAACATTTGCTGGGATGGATGTAACGCTAACCAGCAAGATCCAATCGCCCACGCAAATCAAGTGGGAATACACCAGCCCGCCTGAAGTGCGTTCGGTCTACGTAGGACGCAACACGGTGACGATCAGCCTTGCCGGGGAGCTTGATTACTGATGAGCGAAATCCGCATCGCGCAGTATTTCAAGCTGACAACTGCTGGTGGTGTCGTTCACCGCTACCAGAATTATTTCGTTGGCGCTAGCAGTTCGTACCTGAGCGAGTCCTACGGCTTTGCTCCGTTCCAGGCGTCTGGTGCGCTTGCCACGCTCAACGGCGACAACGAAACGCTGCAGGTACTGTTCCCGAACTTAGAGGTTGTGCTGCGGCTGGTGGAGCAAGCCAACGGGAACCGCCTGAGTACGCTGCAGTTCACAAACGCATGGCTAAACGCCAGCGACCAAATCCTTACCGCACTGACCGATTACTACGTCGGCATTGGCGCCAGCTTCAGCGAAACCACTGTTGAATTCCGTTTCCGCTCTGCAATCGACAGCGTGGGTAGTGCCTTTCCAGCCAGAACCCTGACACGCGAAAACGTTGGCCCGCTGCCTCTCAACAGCGAGCTGTATTTGCGGTGAACGACCTAATCGGCTTGAAGCGTGCGTGGGGCGCCTACCCCGGCGATGGTTCAGGTACGGTCGATTGCTGCCTGCTCTTTGCCGAGGTTCGCCGCCGGCTTGGCTACCACGATCACACACCAGATTTTGCCGGCTACTTCGAGCGTTATACCGACAACACTTTCCCGCGCCGAATCATGGCGAAGTGGCTTCTACAAAACGGCACCCGGCTAAACGGTCCTGAGCGCCATGCGGTTGTATTGCTGCCCGGTACAAAGGGCGGCGCCATGGGTACAGTGATGGACGACGGCAACGTGCTTTTTATTAGCGAGAGATCCGGCGTGGTGCTGGCTCCGCTTCCACCCGATTACGGCCATTACTTCAGGCTTCACAAATGACCCGCCGCCTACTGCCCTACGAACACCAGCTGATTGCTGAGCTGGGCATTAGCGAGCAGGAATACCTGAACTTTGTGCAGGCTCAGTTTGATCACACACGCATACCTGCGGACAAATTAAAAGAACCGCAGAACTGGGAAACAGTTGCAATCGTGCTGACGATTGTTGGCGTTCTATTTCAGGTTGGCGCAGCACTGCTGGCACCCAAACCAGAACTTCCGTCCCAGCAAAATCAGCGCCGTAGACGCGACCAAGCATTTTCCCCGCGGTTTGGATTTAACAGCGCACAGGAGTTAGCCAAATACGGCGATCCTGTCAATCTGGTTTATTGCAACACCGACCAAAACACAACGGGCGGCGTCCGCGTCAACACCTCAATGGTGTGGTCTGCTGTTAGCAGCTTTGGCTCCAGTCAATTCATGCAGATGGCTGCAGTGCTTGGCGCATCCAACATTGATCCTGCTGGCATTGATGTAGCTCGCACAGCCTTTGGTCAGGCAACCTTGCGTCAGTTTGGCGCTCAAAAGTATTGGCTCTATTTACGTCAAAACGGGATTCTGCGTTTCAGTGATAAGCGCCTCGGTGGCGGCACAGATCCAACTAGCGTCAACGAACCTGAATCAGCTTTTGTTTACCGTGCTGCCTTAACTGGAACGCAAAAAGCAGAAGGATTTAGCCAAGCGTTTTCACCGTCAGCGATGACACGGTGCGGCATTACAGCACCAATACCCATCAATGTTGTCTATCTAGATCGTGACGAAAGGGGTTCATCCAGCCTGCGGGCAGATCTGGGAATTGAACTGAACGGACGCGGCGGATATTGGCCCGACAACGTTTTAGATAACTCACGCCCGGTTGTTCCTGTTGGAACTGTATTTACGTTGCGCTTTAAAGGGCTGGCCAGCAATGGTGCCAGCGATGTTCGTCAAGCTGCCTCTGAGTTACGCCGCACACTGCTGAGTTACATAGACGCGGCAAGCACCTACAAACTGGGCAGCGCAAAGTTTCGCGTCAAAGGTCAAATTCAAGATCTTGAATTGGATAACGATGCGACAACCATTGATCTGGAGTGCATCGAACCTGGCATCTGCCCAGAGGAAGACTACGGCACGCTCAACTACAAAGCCAACGAGCGCGAGGCAACAGATGAAATCAAACGCCTTAACGCGGAAATCGTAGAGCTGAACAGGATTATTTCGCAGACGCCACCGATTCTCACTGGTTCTGCATCAGCCCGCGCTGGCGAAATCACCAATCGAATCAATCAAATCAATGACCGTATTGATCAGATTGAGGAACTGCGTGACCGCAAATGGACAACAGCAGAAATTGAAGAAATCGCCGGAGACGATGGCAGCAATTACGACTCAATCACAATTCATTTTGCCAACAAGGTAGAAGATGCTCGTGAACGTCGCCGCGAACTACAAAGCAAAATTGACGACGAGCTAGACAAAGTTCGCGCAGACCGAAATAGAGATCGCATCCGTGAGTGGAAAGAAGAAATACGCGGCATCAACCGCCGACTGAAGAATCTGCAGGCCAAATTAGATGAGGCAATTCGCCAGTACGGTTTTGCGGATCGCCGAGGGCGCAGTCTGCGCGAAGATCGCAAACGCCTGCTACGCGAGCAAAGCAACCTCAATAAAGAGCTGGCCGAAATCTACGGCGGCACCAGCAATGTTGATTTAGACGCCACAAATAGCCGCGCTAGTGGCTGGCAAAGTCAGATCACGCAAAAGGAAGCGGAAAAGGCTTACTACGAATCCGTCATCCAAAACCCTGAACTGTTAAACGATTTCTTCAACACCAAATGTTTGGTAAAGATTGAAGAGGCTACATACGAAACAATTACGTCCTGCCGTGTTGTGGATTTTGCGCTGAAGGCGCGGATATTCAAGCGCGTACAAGGGCGTCAAAAGGTCTATGGCGAAGTGACCATGGACAACTACAAGGACAGCGATAACGGTTACAAGCTGCGTTCCATGTTCTTCTGGGTCTGGTATCGCCGGACTGGCAACGACTGGACCCGTGTTCCCCGCATTTTCACTATCCGCCGTGGCGCAGACGTAGACAACTTCATTTCGCTCAAATTCATTGCAGACGACAACACAGGCAACTGGCAATTTAAGTTTGAGCCGATTGCTGAAACTGCTGCTGAAATGCGTCAGTACGGCTTCACTGATTTTGCCTACATCGAAAACGCTGGCACTGCCCAAACCATTACCGGACCTGCTGGTGGCACGTTTACTTTCACCGGCAAACTACGCAACCGCGACGGTTATTTAGCACCGATCAATCGCAACCCGTCTGAGCTTGACGAATGGAGTTTGTTCTCCATGCGCTCCGATACACAGCTGGCCTTCAGCTTCGATAACGGTCCAGAGCTGGAAATCAAGGCTGTCACCGAGCAATCCACCGAGGCGTTTAGCAGCTACCCGCAGCTGTACAACAACCTGACGATGCTCGGCTTCAACGTCTACAGCGGTCAGGGCGTACAAGATCTGCGTTCCATGAGCGTGTTCGTCAATAAAGGCCGGCTGGTACGCCGCCTAAACGACGATGGCAGTTACAGCTCCACGCCCAATACCGCCTCCAGCTTTGCGCCTGAAATCTTCCTAGACACCATCCTTGACACGGTGGATGGCATCGGACAGTTCGCCAAGATTGAAGGCATTGATCTGCCTGCACTGGCACTGGCTAAACGTTTCTGCCAGCGCAACAACCTGTTCTTTGACGGTGTAATTGCTGAGCCGACTGCCTGGCGTCAATTCTGGGCAGAAGTCGGTCCGTACAGCCTGCTGGAACTGGGACGCATTGGCGGCAAGGAGACTTTGATCCCTGCAGTGCCCTGTGACAACGCCGGCAACATCACTCGCACGGTGCCAATCCGCGCCATGTTCACCGCTGGCAACATCCTTGAGGATTCCTATAAGGAAGAATTTATTGATTACGGCAGCAGCGTTCAGGATCTGATCGCCACGGTGATTTATCGCAACACTGAACGTGACGGCGTGTTTCCGCGTAATGCCAGCGTTGATGTAAGCCTTGTTGGCGTGACTGAAGCAACCGCAATCCGTCAGACGTTTGATCTGTCGCAGTACGTCACCAACAGAAGCCAGGCGATTATGTACGCCAAGTTGTTGTGCCAGCAGCGCCGCAACATCCGCCGCAATATCGAGTTCAAGACCTTCCCGACCGACAGCCCATTGTCCCCTGGCTCTTACATTTACGTTGATGCCGGTTTGCAGGAATGGCAGGGCATCTACAGCGGACAGGTTGAATCTGGTGGCGCGTTAAATATCCCGTTGGCTGACGCAATCCCCAACGGCAGCTACAGCGTGCTGCTTTATAGAGACGGTCAAAGCGTCATCACCACAACCGCCAGCATCAGCTCCAACGTGGCTAGCTCCCTTGCCGGCTACGAAGGCTGGCTATTTGTACTTGGGACACCTGCTAAGGCAAAGCGCACCTTCCGCGTGGTTGAAGTCCAGATGGACGAGGAAGGCGAAGTTAGCGTCCGGGCTGTGGAGCATCCTTGCGATAACTCCGGCCAAAGTCTGATTGCTGACTTTAGCGACGGTCTATTTGTCATCCGCTAGCCTGAAACTACGCATAACACAGTCTGATGGGCTTCTATACAGGTCGCTCCGGTTCCTTGGTGGTGGACGGGAAGCCTGTCGCCAAGATCCGTGATTGGTCGCTTGATACGACGGTTGAACTGATCAACACCAACACCGTCGATAGCACCAGCAACACGTTTGTCCCCGGCATCAAAAGCGCCACCGGCAGCGCCACACTGGTGTACTACAGGCTTGAGGCTGGTGAGTCTGCCACCTACAGCCAGTTCACGGCATTACTGGGCAAGATCCAAAAGGTTGGCGCGGTTGCCGAGTCTGACCGCGTGCTGATGGAACTGAAGGTCGGCACCAGCACCAACGACAACATCCAGTTTTACGCCTACATCACATCGGCGCAGGTTGCGGTATCAACTGGTGAGCTGACTTCGGTGCCAATTCAATTTACGGTTGACGGTGACTTTATTGCTGGAGGCGTAATCGAATGACGGTATTTCTCGGCGTCCACGGCACCGTAAAACTGCGGCGAAACACTGGCGCCGTCCCAGTGCAAGTCACAGACAGCATTAACCCGGCAGATGTAAACACCACCCTTAATCGTATCGGTTTTGATACATCTTTAGACAACATCTTGACCGGTGACCGCGTAGACATTGCGACCACCGACGCACGCGGCCTGGAATGCTTTGCCAGTAGCGCTTGGGCCTCTGGCGTGGTCGAGCCTTCGATTTCGGCTTACGTCAACATCAACAACGCGGGCGGTTTGCGGTTTTTTGCTACCTTTTCTGATGCGGTCAATAACAACAGATCCGCTGAACTGAGTACCTATGCCTTTACTGGCAACCCGCTTGCGATCAGCTACACAATCCGCGACGTTAATTACAACACCCTCGGCAACGTCACCAGCTATCAGATCAACACCGACCGTGAGGCGCTTGACGCCACAACTCTAAGCGATAAATTTCGTAGTCAATTTGCGGCAGGACTAATCAGCGGCAGTGGAATGATTGATTGCTTGTTCGATTACAACACCAACGGCGAAAAAGAAACGCCATTGGTGATGCTGCAGTTGATCCAGCGTCTTGATATCGGCAGCGAGTTTGAGTGCGCGTTTTATCTGACCGACTCCGAAATTACACCTGAAACAGAAACGATCTTTTACCAAGCAACCGCGATGGTCACGCGGGCTGGCGTCACGGTCAACACAACTGACACGATCCAGTGCGCGATTGATTTTGTAACCACGGGCGAAATTCGGCTGCTGGTAGGACGCCCTGCTGATTACATCCTCAAGGAAGACGACGACCGCATCCAACTGGAGCAGTCTCTGAACTTCCTGCTACAGGAAACGACTGATTAAACTGACTTTACAGCCGTAGGCACCGGAGGCTTTACCTTGTCCGACCAACGCATTACGCAGTTACCTGCCCTTTCGGCTGCGTCTGCGGCGGCCACCGACGTATTGCCTGTTGCCGACGTATCGGCCAGTCAGACCAAAAAGATCACAGTCAAAGATCTGGTAGATGCCGGTCTTGACCTTGTAGATGCCAGCAGCATTGATCTATCAAAACTGGATCAGTCCAGCACCACCAAGATCGGGGCTACCGCCCTTGCTTCTGGCGCTGTCACTGCTGCCAAGCTCGCGGCTGATTCCAGCATTGCGGTTGATACCACTGCCCCCGGCTCCGACAACTTTGAGGGTCGCGGCTACTACAACAGCAGCACCGGCATCCTGAAGGTTTATGCGGCTGGTGCCTACGCCGACGTAAACGCGACGATTGCCAACGACGCAGTTACCACCGCCAAGATCCTTGATGGCGCCGTAACAACTGCCAAGGTCAGCAGCCTTGACACGGCAGCACTGGCAAACGGTGCAGTTACCTACGCCAAGATCCAAGACGTTTCCGCCACAGACAAACTGCTGGGTCGCAGCAGCTCGGGGTCCGGTGACGTAGAGGAAATCACCTGCACCGCAGCGGGACGGGCACTGCTTGATGATGCTGACGCTGCAGCACAACGCGCCACGCTGGGCCTCGGCACACTTGCCACACAATCCGGCACTTTTAGCGGCACTTTTAGCGGCACCAGTTCTGGCACCAACACGGGCGACCAGACAATCACGCTGACCGGCGACGTTACCGGCTCTGGCACTGGATCTTTTGCTGCCACCATCGCAAACACGGCAGTCACCGAAGCCAAGCTGGCTAGCAACGCGGTTTCTACCGGCAAGATCGTTGATGACGCCGTAACTGCCGCAAAACTGGCAGACAACAGCGCGATCATCGTCAGCAATGCCACCCCGAGTGGTTCTGGCGCATTTACGGGTCAGCAGTGGCTGAACACTGCAACAGGTCTTGAGTACACCTGGACCGGCAGCGCATGGCAACGTCAGGCAGCGGTCAACACGCTTACGGTCAGCGACGCCTCGCCACTGGCGTTTTCGGTTTCGTACCCGGATAACTTCAGCGCCAACGTTGACGTAACGCTTGACACTCAAGCCGCCAACCGCGTCTGGGCTGGACCTACTACTGGTTCTGATGCTGCGCCTAGTTTCCGCGCATTGGTTCCCGGCGATCTGCCTGATGCCACCAGCGTTGCCAAAGGCATCATTGTTCCTGGCACGGGTCTGTCGGTTAGCAGCGGCACGCTCAATCACGCCAACAGCGTTGCAACTGGTACTTACACCAAAGTCACGGTTGACGCGCAGGGTCACGTCAGCGCCGGCACCACGCTGAGCGCATCTGATGTACCAAGCCTTGACGCCAGCAAAATCACAACCGGCACCTTTGCCACGGCCTTGGTTGCTAATGACGCGATCACCGGCGCGAAACTATCGGACTACTCCACCGCACAGATTGGTGAGGCACTGCCGACGGCTGACTTTATCGGTCAGTTGTTCTTCAACCCGCTTGATAAGAACATCTATCTCTGGGACGGTAACGTTTGGCAGCCGGTCGGTGTTTCGCTGGGTGAGCTGGTATTTGCCGGCACCTATGACGCCACCCTGAATGAGGTTGTTACTACTACAACGGTCGGCGCTGCTGTCGGTCTGGTGGCCGGTGATCCGCTGCCTGCTGCATCTAGCACCCTCACCTCTTATTACGTGGTGGTTGCCGAGGCTGGTACGGGTGTGGCGCCTGCACCTGCTGTTGCACTGGCACCGCCTGACATCATCCTTTGCGATGGCGCCAGCTGGACTGAAATTGACGTGTCCAGTACGTATGTGGCGCAGACCGCTGCAAACGTTGGCTTTACACCTGCAGGCACGATTGCTGCCACCAACGTTCAAACCGCAATTGAGGAGGTTGCCACTGAGGCAGCTAACGCCACAAACCTGACAAGCGGCACTGTTGCTGTTGGCCGGGGTGGTACTGGCGTCACCTCTTATACCAAGGGTGATTTGCTGGCGGCATCAGCTAGCACCACGCTTAACAAGCTTGGCGTTGGCACCAACGGTCAGGTACTGCGTGCCAATAGCTCAACAGCAACCGGCCTTGAGTGGGGCGCTGACTTTGTTGGCACTGTCACCAGCGTTTCAGGTTCTGGCGCAATCAGCGTCGCCAACGGAACTACCACCCCGGCGATCAGTGTTGCCTCTGCCAGCACCTCAACTGCCGGCGTTGTTCAGCTCAGTGATTCCACGAATACCACCAGCTCAGTTCTGGCGGCTACTGCTACAGCGGTCAAGGCTGCCTATGACCTTGCTGATGCTGCACTGCCTAAAGCGGGTGGAACAGTCACCGGCAACATCAACCTTGACACCAACGTCAGCCTGGTATTTGAAGGAACCACTGCCGATGCTTACGAGACCACGCTGAGCGCCACCGACCCAACAGCTGACCGCACAATTTCGCTGCCTAACTCTTCTGGCACGATTGCGCTGACCAGTGACCTAAGTGCTTATGCGGCGCTGGATACGGCGCAAACATGGACGAAGGGCCAGCGCGGTGAAATTACTGCCCTGACCGATGGGGCGACAATTACCGCTGATTTTGCTGACTCCAACAATTTCAGCGTCACGCTCGGTGGATCAAGAACCTTGGCAAACCCGAGTAATCTCACCGCAGGTCAGTCGGGCTGCATTTGGATTACACAGGACGGCACCGGCTCTCGGACACTGGCCTATGGCAGCCAGTGGGACTTCACGGGCGGCACCGCTCCGACACTGACCACCACCGCTGCAGCCGTGGATTGCCTGGTGTATGCCGTGCAATCCAGCACTAAGATCACCGCCACCCTGATCACCAACCTGAGCTGACATGAGTATCCCCGGCGCCGCTAATCCTCTGCTGCTTCGTACTGCAGCTGCCGGAGGATATTCCATCAGCAGAAGCCTCCGTTTCAACTCAGCCGACTCGGCGTACCTGAGCCGCACCCCCGCATCAGCCGGCAACCGCAAGACGTGGACCTGGGCGGGGTGGGTGAAGCGGAGTGCGTTGAATGCGGACAGCAATGATGGGCACCTTTTTGCCTGCACAAGTGGAGCCAGCGATTCTACATATGCACGTCTCTGGATAACTAATAATCGTTTTTATTTCAGTGCTTATAGCCAAAGCTGGCGCGGGTCCACCGCATACTTCAGAGATCTTTCTGCTTGGTATCACTTTGTTTGCGTCGTAGACACAACCCAATCCATCGGCGCTGATCGTATCAAGATGTATGTCAATGGCACACAGATCACATCTTTTGCTGAATCAGTAGATCCAGGTCAAAACACTGATCTTGGCATAAATCAGAATACTGCTCACCGCATCGGTGCAGAAACAAACATAGCCGGATACTTCAACGGCTACCTCGCCGACATCCACTTCATCGACGGCCAAGCACTAGACCCCACCAGCTTCGGTGAGTTCGACGACAACGGCATCTGGCAACCGATTGAATACACCGGCAGCTACGGCACCAACGGGTTCCGCCTGGACTTTGCGGACAACGCATCGACCACCACCATCGGCTACGACGCTGCGGGCTCCAACGATTGGACCGCTAATAACCTTTCCATCACCGCTGGCGCCGGCAACGACAGCCTCGTAGACGTTCCCACTAATGGAGCCGAGACGGATACGGGCGTGGGGGGTGAGGTGAGGGGGAATTACTGCACGTTGAATCCGCTTAACAATCCTAATACCACGACTTTATCTAATGGTAATTTAGATGCTGTGGTGACTAACTTTTACTCTCCAGAAGGGAATATAGCCGTCTCTTCCGGCAAATGGTACTGGGAGATGACTATAACAGCGAACAACTCAGCTGGCCAGTTCGCTGTCGGAATCAAGCTAGCCAATAACGGTGATCCATTTGACCCCGGATACGCGAGCAGTTCGTACGCATACTACTCGG